AACCATTATCGTTACTTGCAATAATAGCTTTCTTATATTCAACTTCACCGTTTACCATTCTTTCTACATGATTTCTTTCAGCTTTAGCTTCAAGTTGTTTCGTTTCTCTTTTTGTTTGATATATGTCAGCCGCAGTTTTTACACCGAAACTGAGCAGTTTAAATATTGGTAGTCCCATTTTCCCTCACACATTGTAAATAAATTGATATTCTTCTTTGTTTAAAATCTTCGTCTATATATTCTGATATTTCAGTAATTGATTGATTACAGGCTTGGATTGTTTCTATAGGTTGTGTCATTGGTAACCAACCTTGCATACATAAATTTTGTTCACCTATGCCAACCGAAAGAAAACATACGGTTGCTAGTATTTTAAACATTATACTATAAACTCTCTAACAACTAATAATAGCTGTCCAAACACCATGATACCTACAGTCCACATTACTTTGTTGAGTGTATTTACCTTAGTTTCTAAATGCCATAAATGATTATTTTTAATTGTATCTAGCGACTGATTAATAAGTTTAATATCACCTTTAATCTTTTCTATTTCTAAATTTAATTCGTTTGTATCTTTCATTATGTTTTGTTAAACAATCTTTTTAATTTACAAAAAAGACAATGTTCGACTCCTAATAATTTTCCAAGTTTATTTATAAAATTTTTCATTATATTGCATATCTAACAAGAACTACTCCTGTTCCTCCATTTTGTCCTTGACCATTAGAAGCACCTCCGCCAGAACCACTATTAACTAATCCTGCTGTTACACCTGAAGTGTTACCAGAGCTGACACCACCAGTTCCACCTCCACCATAGCCACCTCTAGGAGAGCCATAAGCTCCACCGCCGCCACCTGCTAAATATAAAGTGTTAGGATTTGAACTTAATCCACTTGTTGGATTACCAGAGCCGTCAGTTCCTAAATCAGCCGCAAATAATAAAGCCGCAGTTGAAGCGGCGTCACCAACAAAAGTTGAATGACCATTACCACCTACGTTTTCTCCAGACCCGGGGTCGCCGACACCATTTTGTCCTGCTCCACCTGCTCCACCGCCGCCACCACCGTTACAGCAGTTATATCCATTACCACCTGCGTTACCATAAATAGTTCCACCAGTAGAATTTCCAGTTATAGCACTTCCACCATTAGCACTTGAAGTGTCACCAGTGTTAGGGTGTCCTGCACCTCCTCCAGAGCCACCATTAGAACCGTCACCAGAGTTTAAGTTTCCACCTGATTTACCTTGTATTCTACCTCCAGAACCACCGCCTTCAGCAACTACAAGTGAACCGAATGAACTATCAGCACCATTTGTTGTATGTCCTGCACCACTAACTGTACCACTACCTGCACCACCAATCGTGACAGCATAAGTTGCATCTGATAAAGTTTTACTTGTACCCCATACTAAAGCACCTGCACCGCCTCCACCGAAACCGCCACCGCCTCCGCCTCCAACTACTAAAACATCAGCAGTTGAAATACTTTCTCGTGTAAATGTGCCGTTACCAGTAAAGATGTGCATTTTATATGTTACGCCACCATAACTATAAGTAACAATAGAGTTACCACCAGTTGCAGGGACAATAGAAATAATACTAAAAGACCTATCTGTAGTTTTACTTCCTGCGGTTGCTCTCATATCGAAATTATAAGTTGATGCACCACCACTTACAGTTCCAGAAATAACTCCTGTACTTGTGTTTAAACTCATGCCAGTTGGAAAACCACCAGAAACTTTTGAATAAGCTATTGTATCACCGTCTGCGTCTGTTGCTGTTACAGTCTTACTTGCACTTTCACCAACAGTTACATTACCTAATGAACCTGCGGCAGTTGACCAAACAGGTGCAGAGTCAACATTAATATGATTATCTAAAGTTGCTTGTAATCCACTAGATGAAACAAATCTAACATCATAAGGTTCTTTTGCATTTGTAAAAGAACTTCTTGCTACAACAGCATCATAATTTGAAGAATTTACAAAAGTTGATGTTGTGGCTGTAACTTCAGTTGCGTCATTAGCAATAAATTTTATTGTTCCACCAGTAGTAAAGTTTGTTCCAGTTACTCTAATAGTAATATTACCACTGACTTGTGTATCTATATCTGTAACGTCTGTAGAAATAATTGTAGGTGTAGGTTCTAATGTAGAAAATGAACCGTCTGTATTTCTTCCTTCAAAAAATCCTGTAGTTGTATTATATCGCCATTGACCAGTTGTAGAGCCACGCTGTGCCGTAGTACCAGAAGCAACTTTTGTACCTGCTGTTCCAGTATCGACTATATCTTCGAATTTAAAGTCAGCTATGTCCCTAGCTTTAGTCATATCGTACTTCTCCTTAATTTATGTAATTATTATTCTGATTTTGGAAAATCGCTTTTCACTTTTGCAATAGCGTCTACCCAAGTTGTTGTTCCATTTACGGAATCCCAATATTGCATATCTAGTTGTTTTTGAACACTTGGGTATGCTTTTTTTCTTGGATAAATGTGTGCGTCTCTTGTTGTTAGTTCTGTTATTTTAGCGTCAAGAGTTTCTTTATCTATTTGTTCTTCAGGCTTATTCCATGTAATCATTTCATAAGTTTCTGTTTCCCCTTGTGGCACAGTAATAGTAACTTGTGCATTAGGGTTTATTTCTAAGATTGCTTTTAAGTATGTCATTATGCTTCGTACTCCATTATTATTATTTCACTATGCGTGTTTCTATTTGGTGCGTCTGTATGGCTTCCACCAGCAGTTCCACTACTATAAGGGTTAAAATTTAATATATGAGTGTGTGTCCTTGTACCGCTTACAGTAGGTGCAAAACAAAAAGTTTTATTTCCTGTTCCTTGTACTTCAGAAGAACTTGCACCATTCCACCAAACACCAAGGTTTGCTGTATAAGAACCGACAGAACTTTCGTCATGATACCAACCAAATTGTCTAGCGTCAAAACCCATATTTCTATAAGAACCTTCTTGTCCTGTAATCCAAGCACAAGAACCATGTACATTTGTAGCACTGTGTCCCATTGAAAATTTAATAAGCATTAAAATATGTGAACTAGATTGTTGTTTATTATATGTGCCACTTATTTTTGCACTGTTTGGATAATATGTATTACCACTTAATTGTGTTCCACTTTCGCTTGTAAATGATACTGCGGTGTCACTAAAATATACTTTTTCCATTCCAATTAATTTTGAAGCAACTGCACCAAACTCTAAAGCTGAACCGCCTGAGTTCACTTTAAGTGCTGTACCTGCCGCACCTAGTGAAGTTATACCAGTACCGCCTTGTGCAACTGGTAAAGTACCAGTTACTTTTGTTGTTAAATCAATACTTCCTGCTAATTGTGCATTAGTTACTGAAGTATTAGGTAAAGTAACACTACCACTAGACAAATCTAAAGTTTGACCTGAGGGCAATGCAACTGTAGTTGATGTAGAGCCTTCAATTTGGTCTACTTTTATTTTACTAGCCATAGTCTTTTTCTCCTTTTTATATTATTTCGAGTGTTCCATTACCTGCAATAGTCCATACTGCATTTCCTGTTACACTAATTAAACCTTTCAAAAACGAATTTTTCGTTGATGAAGTTGTTGTTGTTGTATTAGTTGAAACCGTATTATAATTTGAAAATACGTTTCCTACTGTTGTTAATTCAGACGCTTGTATAGTCTGAAATTCTACTGCGTTTCCTGCCGAGTTCATGGCAAGAGCCTGTCCTGCTGTTCCAAAACTTGCAGGTGTATCTGTTAAATCTTTAATTGATATGTTAGCTAATTGAAATGTGCCGTATGCTACGACCATTAAAATATCATTAACACTTGCACCACTAGCAAGTACAACACTTGTACCTGAAGTTGCTGTGTAATCTGCATTTGCAAGTTTTACTCCGTTTAGATAAACGTCAATAAATCCTGCGTCATAAGCCATTGTTGAGCCATTTGAGTCAGCACCAGAAAATGTTGTTTGACCTGCTGTTGCTGTATATTCAAATCTGTTTGCTGTTCCGTTTACGGTAGAACCTGCCGCCGCCCAACCTGACGTTTTATAAACTTTAAGTTCATTCGCCGAAGTATCAAAGTAGAGGTCTCCGACATCATTTGATGTACTTGGAGCACTACTTGCAATTCTGTATCTTTCTGCAAAAGAGTTTACTCCTGATAAATTAGAAGCAACACTGTTTACGTTTGCTATCGAACCACCAACATTATTAACATTAGTGATTGCTCCTGCTACTGTTGTTACATTAGCTGATATACCTGCTACGCTTGTAACATCACTTGCAATTCCTGCTACTGTCGTAACATTAGCTTTTACATTTTCTACTGCTGAAACATCTGAAGCAATATTTGCAACATTTGTTACATCACTAGAAATTCCTGATACTGTAGTTATGTTAGCATTGTTTCCTGCTACGGTGTTAATATTTGTTGCGTTTGAATTAACTGCATTAATATTTGTTGCGTTTGAGTTTACTGCTGAAACTGCTGAAGAAATACCTGCCACTGAAGTAACATCAGCAGAAATTCCTGCTACGGTTGTTACATTAGCTGATATACCTGCAACTGTATTGACGTTAGCAATATTGTTTCCAACAGTATCAACATTAGTAATTGCATTAGCAACAGTATCTATCTCTGAAGTTGTTTCTTGTAAATCTGCCGCCGCAGTTTCTATTTCTGAAACGGTTTCGTTTAAATCATTTGCTACTGTAATTACTTTGGCAATGTCTGTTGCCACTGTATTAACATTTGCTATGTTAGTTGCTACTGTAGCTATGTTAGCATTAGCATTAGCAACAGTGGTTACGTCTGAAGCAATACCTGCAACTGTAGTTACATTTGAGGATATTCCTGCAACCGTATTTATATTAGTTAAATTTGGTGATAAAAATGCTTTTGTTACTACGTCCTGATTATTAACAGGGTCAGCTACATTTATAATTCTTTTGTTTGTTGCGTCCCATTGAAAGTTTGTTGCTGATACTTTAATAACATCATTAGCGTCATCAATCGCTTCTTGCGACATAAAGAACGCTTGGTCTGAGTCTGTATCTAAATCTGACTCTGTTAATACTGAGCCTGACGCATAATCTACAAGTTTAGTGCCTTGAGATGTCTTACGTCTAATTTCAATAGCCGCCGCCGAAGCAGGTGGGCTAGTAAACGTAAGAGTTGTTCCTGCGGCGTTAAGTGTAAATGCCGTAGTTGCTGAACCTGCAATAGTTACTATAAGGTCTGCTGTACTTCGATACGAAAATGGTATCGAATATGCTGACGTATTGCCGTCACCAGTATACCTTACAAAACTATTTGCCATATTGTTAAACCTTTTCTTGTGTTTGTTTCTTCTAAAAGGGGTACTTTATTTGTTGATGATAGTCTCTAATATACTATCATAAGAAGAAGCGTTGCCTACGGCGTCAAATTTCTCCTGTATAAATACTCCTCGCTCTTCTAAAGTTTCTGCTAATATAGGATATTTATTCCACATATCTGCATAAGCTCCTTTTTCTGCCGCATGTATTATTCTTAAAA